ATTGAATATAGGTATTACGCTCATTACTGATCCCAGTGAGCGTGAACATCTCGCCACCTTGAACCTAGAAGCGGGCCGCAAAGCCAGAGTGTCCACCGCTTACCAAGCTGCGCAGCGTTATTTCGCGTGTGGTATTAACTGTTTATCGGAATCGAGCTGGCAAACACAATATCCTTTGACCTTAGCTTTATATGAATCTATTACCGAAACAACGTTTCTATGCGGCCACTATGAAGAACAGATCAAATGGACCAAGGTTTTTCTGGATCATGCCCATGACTTGCTTGACACCATCAAGGTCCATCAAGTTCGGTGTTTACGTATGATGGCGCAAGGCCAGTCACTCCAAGCCATTGAAACTACTTTTCCTGTACTGGAACAATTGGGGATTCACTTGCCCAAACAACCTAACGAGCAGGATTTTCAGGCTGAACTCGAAAAAACCCAAACGCTATTAGCTGGGAGATCAATTGCTTCTTTGATTGATTTACCGGTGCTCCAAGACCCAAAAGTTCTAGCAGCCATTCAATTAATGACAAAATATTTAGATAAATATTTAACTTTTATTTTGGATAAATCAATTTCAACAGTAAATTCCTCATATTCTTTACTCTTTGGATTGGATAGTACAATATTATACATAGGACCATATCCAGTTGAACGAAGCCAAATCATAATAGCATTTCTATCACCGATATGCAAGTCTTTATATTTAATATCAGTATCTAACATTTTACGATTAATTAATACTTCTAGAAATTCACCAGACTTGAGTAAATTTGGATTTGTGATAATAGATTCATCCATACCATTTAAAAATGCCAATTTAATTTTACTTTGTTTATTTTTATATAATAACCCTCTGCTAGGCAGCTCAATTATATCATATGGAACATCTGTTTGAGGTGTATATAAATTATCATATGACGGTGCTTTATCAGTTACATTATCCATTACCATAGTTTCCTTACTTTTATTTAAATTGTTTTTGGCTTCATGTATTATCTTGGCTTTAGTGGGCTTGTTTATGCTATTATTAAGAATTTCTTTTTTCTTATCTTCCATTAACTTATTAGCTTCTAAAATTTGTTTTTCTAGCAAATTAATAGAATCTGTTTTCATCTGAAGCTCCGCTTTTAGTTCACCTTCTGATTTATGAATTGACTTAGATTGTATTTGGTTTTCTTTTTTTAATTGGTTAGAAATTTTTACACCAGTTTCATTAGCTTCATCCATAGCTTCTTTAAATGACTTACCATTTGGAAAAACATTGGGTTTTTTATTCATTTTATATTATATTTTAGTTATTTTAATATACTAAATAAATATAATTAATAAATATTTTTTTTAATTTATTGGAAATTTTTGTCAGTTAATCTATTTGCATCTTCATCTGAAAAAAATTGAGTACCTGGATTATCCTCTGATTTTTTATCGAATTCATCATCATCACCAATTGAATTGTATTTATGTTTTAATGCGTTATTGGCTGCTGATATATTAAAAATTAATTTATCAACATCCTTTAAACTCACATAAGAGTTATCACCAATCAAATAAGAAATTAATAATTTAGATGTATTTACTAAATTTTTAAATTCTATTGTATTAAATATTTCATTACTCTCCGTAATAAGACTACTATTACTAACACTTCTATTTTCTAATAGTATATTAGCTTTCTCTATTCTTTTTGCTTTATCAAAATTCCTCATATTAATAAATATTATTTTTAAAATTGAAAAACCATCTCAGTAGCGAACTTAGATGGTTTATTAAATAGCCATTAGCTATATTCGGTCCTAAACCGTATTTTTTATTATTAAATATCTTATAATTTATAAAAGTGATTTTAATCTAGCAACCACCTCATCTAAATTATTTTTAATATCAAATTCCCAAAATCTAATTAATTGATAATTATTTTCATTACACCATTTTTTTTTAATTTTATCTTTTTTAACATTTGATATTTGGGCCGCATATTTAGGGATTTTAAATTTACTATTAGGGTTACAATGCCAATAATCGCCGTCAATTTCAATTAATATTTTTTTACCTGAAAGTTTAAAATCAAATAAACCTCTAATTTCTTTAACATAAAATTGTGGGTAATAATCAACATCGCATTTTAAATTAAATTTATCATTTAATATACTTTCAAAATATTTTTCTAATTTTGATATGGGTATTAAGTTATTGTTTCTAATATAATTAATCCTATTATCTCTTTGTCTATCTCGTTTTTCTTTATTATTCCATGATTTTATTTGAGATTCAGATAATTTTCTTTTATGTTCTTCAGTTTTAGGTAAATTAGATAATGCTTTAGATATGTTTTTACCCCTATTAGGGTTAGCCATCATTTTATCAATATTATCCTTAACCCTTGGGTCATCAATAGTTAAGCCTTTATTCCATATTTTTAATTTACCCGACCTGTACATTAACCTTTGTGTAGCATGTGATTTTTTAATGGCTTTTGAATTATGCCCCCAATTATTATTTATTCGTGAAGCATGACCTCTAATAAATTTATTATAACCCTTTACAATTGAAAGAAATGTTGGTTTACTACCACAGCCACATTCACAAGTAGGCATAACACCATTTAAACTATATTCAATATATCTCATTTCAGATGGGATACTATGTTTTTTGGAGTTATGTCTACTTAATCCCAATAATGAGGTGAACTCTTTATCACATATTTTACATTTAATTTGTTCCATAAAAAAACCTTTACCTAAATATATTAAATAAATATATAAAGTAAAGGTTTGATGATACTATTTTATTATAATATTAATAACTAGTTGATAGCCAAATAGATACTAGAAAACGAGAATCGCTCTGTCAAATCTTAAAGTAAGTGTAACGTCAGCAACTTTATCGTTATCCATAGCTAAATCACCAAATTTAGCATTAGTTATCATAGTACCTTGTAATTCCCATTTCTCAATTACAATACCACTAGGGTCAAGCATTTCAATTTCAACTGTTTTTTTATAACCAGCAGCATAACCTTGTCTTCCAGTTACTGATTCAGAATGTAATCTAACCCACTCCATAACAGCCTGAGCCGTTGATGGGCCGATAGCATCTCGCATAGTAACATCAATTGTAGACCATTTAAATCTTCCCAATACCCATGTAGATGTATTTAAAAATGGAATTTCAACTTCAGCCATTTCTATTGTTGGTCTAGCAGCACTCTCCAACCACCATTGTTGTATCCCTAATTCAGCAGGAAATCTAATTAACCATCTATTTTTCTTTTTAGGTTCGTATGGTACTGGCATTTTCATCAATAAATCTGACATAATTTCTTTCTTTTTTTAATTCTTTTTAGTATATTTGTGCAATAACTAAATCTTATTTAATGATAAATATATAATAAATGAAAAAAAGCAATAAACCTTTAAATAATTTTTTAAAAAAATGTGGTAATAAATTTAAAAATAAATATGATTATTCTAAGATTGATTACATTGATAGTACCACCCCCATTAAGATAATTTGTAATAAACATAATATTTCATTTTGGCAAGAGCCAGTTAATCATTTAAGAGGAAATAAAAAATGCGTGCTATGTGGGGGTAACGTTGAAACTTTAAATGATTTTTTGGTTAAGGCTAAGCATAAGCACGGTAATAAATATAATTATTCTAAAGCTGAATATGTTAATTCAAAAACTAAAATTACAATAATTTGCCCAAAACATGGGGAATTTGAACAATTTCCATATAATCATATTAGAGGGAAAGGATGTCCATCATGTGGTATTGAATCAACTAAGAATAAATTAACTTTAAGTAATAAAGAATTTATTAATAAAGCTAAAATTATACATTCTAATAAATATGGATATGATTACGGGGACTATATTAATATGACTCACAAATATAATGTAACTTGTCCAATACACGGTGAATTTAAACAATTACCTTATGACCATTTAAGTGAAAAAAAAAAAAAAAAATGCTCATTATTATATAATAAAAGTGAAAATGAGGTTAAAGAATATATTAAAAGTTTAAATTTTAGTATAATAGAGAATAATAGAACATTAATTAGTCCATTTGAATTAGATATATATATCCCTTCTAAAAAAATAGCAATAGAATATGATGGATTATATTGGCATTCTGAACTATATAAAGATAAAAATTATCACTTAAATAAAACAGAATTAGCAAAATCAAAAGGAGTTAAATTAATTCATATATTTGAAGATGAATGGCTTAATAAAAAAAATATTGTTAAAAGTAGATTGAAAAATATATTAGGGTTAACAGAAACTAAAATTTATGGTAGAAAATGTGAAATAAAAGAAATTAGTATTAAAATATCTAAGGATTTTTTTAATAATAATCATCTTCAAGGTTATGCTAATTCAAGTATTAAAATAGGATTATACTATAATAATAACTTAATTAGCATGATGTTATTTTCTAAGCCAAGATTAGGTATAGGGGGTAAATATAATGGATATGAGTTAACTAGATTTTGTAATAAATTAGATACCACAGTTGTTGGTGGGGCTAGTAAATTATTAAAATATTTTATAAAAAAATATAATCCAAATAAAATAATAAGTTATGCTGATATAAGGTGGAGTAATGGTGAGTTATATAATACGATAGGATTTAATAAAATTAGAATTAATAAACCAAATTATTGGTATATTGTGGATAAAAATAGAAAGCATAGATTTGGATTTAGAAAATCTAAATTAAAAAAAATGGGGTATGATGTAGAAAATAAGACCGAAAAAGAGATAATGAATAGTAAGAATATTTATAGGATTTATGATTGTGGAACTATTACATATGAAAAAACCCTCTTTATTTAAGAGGGTTTTACTTTATAAATACTTTTTTTTGTTATATATTCTCAAATGAAGCGCCTGTTGAAGTAACAGTAAACTCTACTGTTATAAATTCAAGGGCTCTACTTGGTTTAATAAATATTCTACCAACTAGTTCATTTCTATCTATTGATTCTGGAGAATTATCAACTTCCACTCTAAAATCTGTAAGACCTCTTTCAGTTCTAATATTTTCTAAAATTGGGCTAACTAATGATTTAAATTGATTTCTAACCAATGCGTCATTTTCTTCAAATAACAATCTAATTGATACTGCTGAAATTAATTTTCTAGCCTGCAACAATAATCTTCTAACATTAAGTCTATCTAATGCTGATTCTTTAATTTGAAGTGTTTTATTACCCCAAATTTTAATGCCTTCAGAAGCAAACGTAGCAATTGGATTAATTCTATCCCCGTAAACAACATCCATCTCCCCTAGAGTTAGTTTTTTTCTAGCTTTAATAGCTTCTACATTACCTCTATCAATTCCAGCAGTTGCAAACCAAGGGAATGTTTTATTATCGGTTAATGCTATATTTCTACAAACATCTCTAGTTGGCGGTAAATAAATAAGAACGTTATTTTCTGTGTCATTCACCTGTACCCATGGCCAATATAATGCAGTATAATTGCTATCAATACCAGTGGCATCTAATCTATTTACAACATCGTCAGGTGTTATAGTGGTGTTATTTTCATAATCTGGAATCGTAGCTATATAAATTGAATCTGCTCTCTCTCCTTCCACCATATCTATAGTTTCACCAACTAATAATGTATTATTGAAAACATCTATTCCTGGTGTTGATAATACATTAATATTTATTTCTTCTGGGTTTTTAAATGTTCTAATAGCCTCAAAATAAGCATAATAATCAGAAGTACTACCAGCTTCTCCTGTTGTTGTAATTCTACTAATAAAATTATTACCTAATCCTAAAGTACTTTTAGTACCACCAATTGCAAAACTATCGGTATTTGTTCTAGAACCTCTATAAACATCCCATCCATCAAATCCACCATAAGGCGCAAATGTGAATTTACGAGTATATAACTTATTATAACTATTTCCAACTAAAGCCAATTGAGCATCAGTTTGAAAATTAGAATCACCAGTAACAAATGTATATCCAGATAATGTAGCACCACTAGCATCCACGTCTAAATGAAATCCATCAGTAACTCCACTTAAAACTGTGGGGTCATTACCTTTATAGTTAAAGAAATCTTGGTCTATTCCAACATAATCTGAAACTCCTAGATATATTTTTCGTTTTTTTGAGTTAATTGGATATGATTTATTATATGTGATTTGAGTCATATTAGTTGAACTAGCATAAACTCTTCTTGGTATCCCAGTAAATCCCCCAGGAAACGAATTAGTCGTGTTTTCGTCAGTATCTAGTTCTACTAAAACATAATTTGAAACCGATGGATAAAATCCATCTAAAGTACCAATTCTTCGTCCAATAAAATTATTTGATGTTGGGTCCATTGTACATCTTGAAAATTTTTCCAAGAATAATGGATTGGCATCTGTATCCGAAAAAGCTCTAATATATACATCAAATTCTTTATTATCTGGTTTAATATTTGCTATTGATATTTTTATTTCTGAATTTGCTGAGTTACCATCAGAAATTGTTATAAATCTAAATAATTTTTTAATTATATTACCATTAACTTCAGAAACCACATAAGGTGATGTTGCTGGTGAATATCCAGATTTATAATCACTAAATCTAGTTGCATCATTAACTAATGTTTGAGATATTCCAGTAAATCCACTATTTGCAACACCATGTTTAATAGTGTTTGTGTAAATTTCTTCAACGTATATTGGTGATTTACCAGTTTCAGGTTTAGTACCTAAAACTCTTGAAATAAAATTCTTAGAAGTTACATCAAGTGATACGTTGTATGAAAACAATCCAGAAGATGTACTTCCAGTTAGAGTAAAATCTCCCAATGGGTTTGTTGTAGCTCCAGAGGTTGATATGCCTAAATCACTAGTTCCTGAAACTGAAAATTTTAATGATTCAGAACCATCATATTTTGCCCTACTTCTTAATAATACCACTATTTTATCAGCGTCTGAACCTAATGTTGATATTCCCCAGGATGGACCAGCATTATATCCAGAAAGTCCTAAAACTCTGGTAACATATAATTGATTTGAATTTGTTAAAAATGATTTTGCAATATATGGTAATTCATATTTTGCATAGCCAGTATCTTTTACTTTTTCTGGATTAAGCCCACCGAAAAATGTCTTGAATTCACTATAATCAGTTATGAAAATAGGCTGAAATGCAGGACCTTTAGTTGTTTCACCAACGAGTCCTAATGTCGTAACACCTACTTGACGTGTTACGGTTGATATATCAACTTCAGATGTGTAAATACCTGGGCTTACGAAAACTTTATTTGTTGAAGTCATTTGTTAATTGTTTTATTTTATAATAAATATAAAATTATTATCAAAAAGTTTTTATTATGTATCATATAAATAATAAAATTAATTATGTTTAATTATTTAATCTAAAAAATGATGCGAAATTAGAATTAATTAAACCTGCTCTAAATTTTATTTCATTACCATATGCCGTCCCATTTGTATTAATACCATACGCTCTAACATAATAAACAGTATTGGTTGTTAATCCCGTTAGCGTTCCAGTAAACAACCCAACAGTACCACTAACTATTAATTTACTATTAGATGTCGTAGGGGCAGTAGTTGTTGCCCACACAAACCCTCGTTCACTCACTGATGCGCCCCCATCTCCTTGAATATCCCCCACACCCATTGCTGTTGTTAATTTTAAATTTTTCATGTTAGATGTACTAACTATAGGGGATGTGGTTGATGAAGTTGTATAAGTTATAGATAAAGATGCAGGTGGATTAACTGTATCTCCAAAATCAGCAACTTTAAATTGTTTACCCGATATTGTAGGGAAGGCACCAAATCTTATATTATTCCCAGATAACCACCCTGCTCTATTTATTATCTCTTGTAAAGGCGTTGTAATGGGAGCATTAGTAGTAGCACCTATTGCAGCCGTAGGGGAGAAACTACCAAAAGCAGTTGTTTTAGCTATTTGTGATGGCATACTTGCGGAACCCCAAACAGTAGCAGTATCTATATTATCACCATATATCTTAATATTTGCTCCACCTGCATTATTTTTAACAAACCACACTAAACTTGCTGAATTAATAGTTGCTCCTTGGGGTACTGTTACATTTTGAAATCTAAACCCACCATAATATTTCAGAGTATTAATGGCTGATATTTTAACGGAAGTAGAATTAAAATACCAACCCATAAACCCAGATGCTGATAATGCTTCATACCCATCATCAGCATCAGTTGATATAGCAATAGATACAGAGGCATCTATAATGATAGGGTATTGCACTTTAGTTGATAGTTTCTTTATTCTTGTCTTCTTATCTCTTATCTTTACTTTATTTGTAAACTCTTCTTCAAATACTATTTTATCTAGTAAATTATTTGTTTTAGTAGTAAAGTTGGATAAACTATGATTATTTAATAAATGTATTTCATTATCAGCAGAATCCTTACCTACAGTCTTTGTTATAAACTTTGCATTTGTTTTCTTATCTTGAAATACGTCCCATTTAAAAGATTTGGGGACCGTATCATCTTCAAGAATTTTGTAAGCTTCAAACTTATATGGATTGGCTGCTACTATAATATCTAGTCCAGGTAGAACATCTTTATAAATTAGTTTGTTCTTAAATACTTTATCTTGGACTAAGTTTATTTTTATAGGTAAATTAAGAATATCAATACCACCTATTTCTCTAAGTTCGACATCTACCCTACCACCATCTTTAGCAGTGAATTGATATTTAATTTTATCTCTAAATACTATACCATTATAAGGAGCATCTACTATTTCAAAATATTTTCTTTTCCTTTTAAAGTTTGTATCAATATCAACTAACTTATTATTAACTTTATAATGCAAGGGCAATGGAGATTTAACCAATTCAAATTGATTATTCCCTAAGTCAAATAACTTAGTATCTACTGTCCTTTTATGTAGTAATTCTTTTCGCATTAAATGCCTATAGTTAATAATTCTTTTTTAAATCTATATAATTCTGGTTTTACAATTTTTACACACTTATCGACGTTTATTGGCCACCCTTTTGATTTTAATAAAGAAAAGCATCTATTAGGATTTTCTATTACATTCCGATAATTAAAAACATTAAGACTTTTAACATCTTTTCTGTTTTCAATTTTTAGAATTATCCTTCTCATCATTTCATCGTGATGTTCCATGTTGTTTAATTCATCATTAAAGAAAGCATTATAACTTTGTCTTATCTCTTCTTTATCTCTTAACATAAAAACAACTCTAATACCATTAGGCATATAATTCATCATTGGTACACAAGTTTTTAATCCTTTAATTAACTTCCCATCATAATCTTCTGGAAAATTAAGCTTCCTATAATCTGACCGTTCTAATTCATAAAGTCCACCATTATTAGGGTCATAATATTTATCAGCAAACTTCTTTCTAAACTCATCTCTTGAATTTTTATAACAAGCATTTAAACCTCCTGATTCTAATGCTTTCATCATCATTGAGGTTCCAGTCCTCATAAATCCTGATACTACATATAACATAACTTACCTCTTATTTTAGTTGCACTTATATTTTCAATATCTTTTGGTAAATCTATTTGTCTTATATCATACCCAACGCCTCTACCATAACAAACAGAATCAATATCTGGTATTACAATTATCTTAGCATCAGGAACTGATTCTTGTATTGAATTAATTCTTTCCCGTAAAGTATATGGGTTATTTTTATCTATTTTTGTGTCTCTAACACCTATAAGAATCTTTTTACCCTCTTTTCTTACAACATCAAATAATGCTAAGTGACCATTATGAGGTGGTAAACATTGCCATCTACCTATAAACAAACTATAAACTTCATGAGGAAAATATTTATATTTTATCTTCTTTACAGATTGTTCAACAGTTTCAAATTTAGTGTTAATTGATAAACAATTATCAGGTGATTCATATTTAGCATCTATGCCTGTAAAATTTTTAAGTTCACCATTAATAGCTCGTTTATACATCCCCTTTACATCTCTATTAATACAAGTTTTAATTGGGGCGTTAATAAAGACAATAGAAACATTAGAATATTTTTTAGTTATTTCTTTTCTTATGTAATCTATTGGGCTAACTAGTGCAACTATTACTGAGGTGTACTTACTAAATCTATAAGCTAATTCAGCAACCATTAACATATGTTTCTTTCTCCCATCTAAAGAAAAATCTTTATTATTCATTAATACTCTTATATCATCTCCATCCAAAACTTCTGCATTTATTTGAGAAGCTAGTTTATTAGCAATTGTAGTTTTTCCACTACAAGGTAAGCCCGTGAGCCATATTATTTTATTTCTATTCATTATATTTCTTGATTAAATGCTATCATATCCCATTTGCTATCTGTCCCGTTCCATTCAAAACCAAGATATAATAGTTTATTAGCAATTGTGGTGGTTGGTAAAGTATTTCCGATACCACGATATTCAGTACCGAATGTAATAGCTCTTGCAGTACCATTATCTTTTATTCTAAACATCATCTTATTACCAGAAGATGGTGTGGACGTTGAATGATTAGCAATTGTTAATGCTAATGCTTGGGCCGTTATTTCAAATTGTCCATAAGTATCTGATTCTGGAGTTAATGTACCAACAGAGGTAGTTGTAAATACGTTAATAACTCCACCTAAAGCCCCATCAGCACCTTTTAATGCAATGTCTATCCTTCTAACGATAGCAACACATTCAGCAACAATACTGTTCATTACATAAGTTGCATCCGTATCATCAATATAAGTAACTAATTCCAAATAATCTCCACTTGTAACATCTAACTCAAAGTCATAATCTACTGAAATATCTCCATAAGCAGAACCCCTGGAATAGTTTCGAGAAGAACCTTTAAAACTAATAGCTCCTCCATTTACCTTATACCCACTTTGAGTTGTAGTTCTTGCAGCACCACCTTCGGTTATACCAACTGTACCCATAACATGAACACGTCCTGTAAAATTAAAAGTAATCCGAGAATTATTTGTGGTGTTGCTATGTGTAAAACTAGTGGAAGTATGAGCTTCACTATCCCAACTAACTACTACTGATGATAAATTAGCGCCACCATGGTCTTGTTGCGCTGATGCAGTTTTACCTAATTCTATGAATGTATCAACAATTCCATTTGGTACGCTACTAGTCCAGTTTGTTCCATTAGATGTTAGGACATTTCCATTTACCCCTGGAGCAACACTAGGGACGTTTTTAGAGTTCTTTAAGGCAAGTGCTGACGCAAATTTAGTATTATCCGTACCAGTATCTATTTCACTCCCTATTGCAACAGTACCACCCCCGCTACTACCACTAAAAGCTTCATTTATAGCAATTACTAAATTATCTTTATTAACTGTATCTAATTTTGTGATATCGCCAATATTATTTCCATAAACACTACCATTAGAAGTAACATTACCGCTAACACTAATGTCAGTAAATATAACTTTTTTAGCCATTAAATCATTAATTTAATAATAAATATAAGTATAAATATATTTTTTTAAATAGTTTATCCTATAATTACGCATCTAAATTCTCCACTAGTTGGCGCAACATTAAAGTTAAAAGTTGTAACCGTTGTACTAGTTTTATTAATTTCACACTCTACCACATCAAATGGTGAGGCGACTCTATAAATTTGAGCATTAACATCTTTAGTGCCGATACCATGAGTAACTGCAATACTTGTAGAAACACCATCTCCGATGGCACTTGCATATTTTTTAGCTACGGATAATGTGGCGGTAATCCCTAAATTACTTTTTAATGTAGCAGGGGTTACAGCTCTTACCGCATCAGTACCATTATTAACTTCGGTTTGCGTTGCTAGCTCTATAACACCTGGCGTTGTTGTTGTTGATGAAACCTCATCCCCAGTATTAACCCCAGACGTATTACCAAGTAATGTTAGATTTGCATCAGTAAGAGCATTTGTGTTTGAATTAGATTCATATTGCGCTTTGATTGATGCAGCATCTAAATTTCCATGAACAATCGTCCAATCACTCTCTAATGTTGGGGAATCTTTTTCTGATATTAATACATCTCCAATTTCAACTAACGTAGTAAAGAATGTTCCAGAAACAGTAACAGTATATTGGTCACCTTTTGAAATACCAGATGAAGGTAAGCTATCTAAATCTGGGGTATTTGTTGACGCATTATAACCCCCAATATAAGATTTAGCACTAGTTACTTTAGTGTCAACATATGTTTTAATTGATTGTTGTGAAGCTGCCTTTGTTCCGTCATTAGCTGAAAAAGTTCCATCATTTAAAAAATAACCATTACCAGCCAAAGTGGTGTCGCTATTCATTGTTGCTCCAGCCGCATTTACATTTGATGCAGTTGCAGATACCTTAGCATTATTGGTAACAATATTATTAAATTTAGTTGCACTAAGAAGACCAGCATTTGTTGTTGTTGCTTCTAATAGCACAATATCATCTACGCTACCATCTGAAGTAATACCATATGTTGTTGCATTAACAGTACCAGTTGATAATGATGTTGAAACATTTGATACCTTAGCATTATTGGTAACAATATTATTAAATTTAGTTGCACCTAGTAACCCAGCATTTGTTGTTGTAGCCTCCACCAATATAATATCATTTACGCCACCATCTGAAGTAATACCATATGTTGTTGCATTGACAGTACCAGTTGATAATGATGTTGAAACATTTGACACTAAACCGCTATATAAACTATTAACGGCGTTATCTCCAGTATTACTTCCACTTGTATTACCTAGAAGTGTAAACTGTGATGGGGATAGTAAACCAGCATTAGCACCAGTTGCTAATAGTAATGTTGCATTAGTACCATTGGAAGATATAACAGTTCCGTTAGTTGATGTTGCACTATATGATAAATTTGTGCTACCACTTCCTTGTGATGTTAAATCCGTCCAAGAACCATCCCACAAATTCAAATTATTACTTACCGTATCATAATATACTTGCCCTAAAGATGGAGAAGCTGGGGCCGTTGATAAATTCTGAAATACCAAATTTAGTACCTGGTTTTTATTCAAATCGATATCTACTAAGAAATTTCTTTTACTCATTTTATTTTTTTTTTTACTTACACTACTTATTAATTAAGTATTGCAGTTCCACTAAAAGCGCCATTGAACTTCAATATTACATTATTATCATCTACATATTCTATATATCCCTCAACTGTTGAATTAGCGCTATCAATTACTGTTATTGCTGGTAATTTATTTAAGCCATGCGTGATGTTCCAAACTGACGCTGGAATATTTTGATTATATACAAAATTTTGGGACATTGTATTACCAAAAATTATTGTTTTATTTATTGTAGTGCTCATTC